TGCAACAATTTCAGATGGTGCAACTTTTGAATGGAATTCTAATGCAACTAATGCAACATCAACCAGAGCAACTATTGTATCTGGCGCACCAACAGCAACACAATTTACATTAGTTTCTACTCCGGATAGACACTTAGTTTGTTTTGGAACAGAAACTACAATTGGAACAACATCAACACAAGATGACATGTATATTAGATGGTCTTCACAAGAATCATTAACAACCTGGACACCCACTTCAACTAATACTGCTGGTACACAAAGACTTGCAGATGGTACAAGAATTGTTGGGGCTATAAGAGGTAGAGATGCAATCTACATTTGGACAGATACAGCTTTATTTATTATGAAATTCGTTGGTCCACCTTTTACTTTCTCGTTCCAACAAGTTGGTACTAACTGTGGATTGATTGGACAGAATGCAGCCGTTGAGGTTGATGGTTCTGCTTACTGGATGTCAGAAAATGGTTTCTTTAGATACACTGGACAACTACAATCGTTACCATGTTTAGTTGAAGACTATGTTTATGATGGTCTAGCAGATGTTCCTAGACAACATATTTATGCAGGATTAAATAATTTATTTGGTGAAGTGACTTGGTTTTATCCAGGTAGTGGAGCTACAGCTAATTCTAGATCCGTTACATACAATTATATGGATTCGAGCAGCGAGCGGCCTATATGGACTATAAGTTCACTTGCAAGAAGTACTTGGGCAGACTCATCTATATTTGGTAAACCACACGGAACTGAATATGATTCAAGTGCTACGAGTGATGCAACGGTTGGTAATACTGATGGTGTTACAACTTATTATGAACATGAAACTGGAACTAATCAAATTAAAGCAGGTGCAACAAGTGCTATTGCTGCAAATATACAATCAGGAGATTTTGATTTAGACCAAAAAGGTTTAGCTGGCGATGGAGAATACATGATGAAAATTAGAAGAGTGATACCTGACTTTTTAAGTCAAACAGGAGATGCAAGAGTTACATTAAATTTAAAAAATTATCCAACAGATGCACAAGCAAGTTCATCTTTGGGACCTTTTACATCTTCAACAACTACTACTAAAATAGATACACGTGCTAGAGCAAGAGCAATAGCTTTAAAAGTAGATAATACTGGAACAACTCAGCACTGGAAACTTGGTACTTTTAGATTAGACATACAACCGGATGGAAGAAGATAATGGCTAGAATAGTACAATCATTAACACAACCCACTAGAGAATATGATCAACGAATACAACAATCATTTGTTAGAGATGTTGATAGTGTAGTTACAAAATTAAATACATCTTTTCAACAAGATTTAAAAGATGAATCAGAGGCGGAGGCTTTCTTTTTAGCATAATGGCAAATAGTTTCGTAAATAAAAAAGCAGATTTAACCAGTACTAGTGCAACGACACTATATACAGTACCCTCTTATTCAACTGCTGTTATTAAATCTATATTAGTATCTGAAGATTCAGGAAATGCTGATACAATTACAGTGACTTTAACTGATACTTCTGATAATGTATTCAGTCTTTTTAAAACAAAATCAATATCGGCAAACGCCACTACAGAACTGCTATCAGCACCCCTCATTGCTCAAGAAAGTGAAGTAATTAAGGTGACTGCGGCTACTGCAAATAGACTACATGTTGTACTTTCGGCTTTAGAAATTAAGCCTAGAGATGTAACATAAGCTTGATTTACGTGTTAAAAACAAGTAATAGTAGAAACTCAGGTGAAATCCCTGCCTTTAATATAACTTAACAAACATTATGATAACAAGATCGAAAATGCGAAGACAATTATATAGAGGTGGTGGAATCACCGGATTATACCCACGACAAAAATACGGTATTGGTAGTTGGGTAAAAGAACGAGTTAGAAAATTAATTCCAAATGAACTAGCAGATGTTGCAACTAAAGCTGCTCCATTCGTTGCACCTTTTAATCCTGGTATTGCAGCGTTAATGAGAGGCGTTGGTAGATTTGATCAAAGAGGCAGCATAAGTGATGCTCTTAAACAAGGTGCATTGACTTATGGTGGTGGACAATTAGCTAGACAATTAGGTGGAGCCGGCGTTCAAACAGATTTTCTTGGAACACCGGGAGATAGATTTACAACTCCTTTAAGTTCAGACAGAATGGAAGGATTAAGAAATTTATTTAAAGGTAGAGAAAAGGCTCCGGTTAAAGAAGTTCAAAAAAGCGTTCAAAAAGGAGTTTATGATCCAACAACAATGATACCTCAACTTGGATCAGAGCAACCATTAATTGATAAAATTATGACAACATGGAAAGGCATGTCTCCAGGTTTGCGAACAGCAATCGTTGGTACTGGCTCTGGTGCAATAGCAGGCGTTGCTCAATGGTTTGAAAATCAAGTACCACAAGAACAAGGTGAGAGTATAAAAGAATGGGAAGCAAGAAGAAACGTAGTAGTTGGAAAATTAATGAGACAATATTTAGATAATACTCGTTCCTTTGATGCAGAATGGACAGCTAAGACAGATGAACAAAAAACTGATTATATAAGTAGTATAAACATGAATCAAGGTGGAAGAGTTGGGTATCAGGCTGGTAGTTTAGTTGATCCTAGAATGCAAAGATCTCTTACACAGAATGTTCAGGAATTAGTTACAGAACCTAGAGCGGCTAATCAATTAGTTGCAAATGCATCAGCACTTGCTTCTAAAATAGGAACAGGAATAAAAAGTTTACCTGAAAAAGCAGTAAGTTCAGTTTTTGGAAAACATTTTGATAATACACAGAATTTAAGAAATGCTTTATCAAATAAAATGATAACAGAAGATCAATACAAAAAAATGAGTGGATATGATGCAAGCAGAGAAATAGCAGGATTACAGGGAATAAATCCAGGTATGACTGTTTTTAATAATGCTCTTGCTTCTGGTCTATATAACGCCTACAAAAAATATAGAAATTTTAAAGATCCTAGTAATCCTGATGCGCAATATTCAGAAGATTTTGGGCCAATTAAATCTATAATAGCTAATACTCAAGGATCTATAGGTTTACCTGAAGATCAATTAGCACTTTATAATAAAATTATAGGAGGACAAACTCAACAATCAGAATTAGACAGATTTAAAACTGCATGGGACATGGCAAATTATGGAATGCCTTCAGAACAAGTTAACTGGACAACAACTGCAAGACCAGATTATGAAAGAAACCTTAGAGAATATCAAACTTGGAATAAAGGACCTTGGTCTTCTGACCCTAGTATAACATCTAAAATGACAAGTAGCTTTGGTCATGCTCCAGGATATATGTTAGCATCAGGCGGCAGAGTCGGTTTATATGGTGGCGGAGAACCAGAAGCGGGCATCAAGAGTCTAGAAGCTGGTGCACCTGATATTACTTATGAAGGTAATGAAGGACCACAAGCACCGATGAAGATGGCTGGAAATCAAAGCGATGCCGATGAACATTCTTTCAGACTGTTTAATAAACCTTTTAAAAACTTAAGCCCTATGGAACTCGATGAATTTTGGGAAGAGATGGAAAGACTTAAAAATAAATTTACGGGTCCAGTAATACCAAGTAATGAAGATCCAATTAACCCTTTTGCACCTAAACCAACAGGACCAGTTTTACCTGATAAAATGATGGCAGCTAAAGGCGGAAGAATTAAATATAATTTAGGAACAGATCCAAGAGCATTAATGGGAGCACCTGGTTTAGCTGGAATGCAAAGTGCACCTAGACCTGCTATGGATCCAAGAGGTTTAAGAGGCCTACCAGGAATACCAAGAATGGCTCCTGATGGAATGGAATTTGACATGAGACAGAATGGTGGCTTTCAAGGACTAGGAGCTAAAGAAAAGAAAGACGATGTACCTGCTATGTTAGCTAAAAATGAATTTGTCTTCACTGCTGATGCTGTAAGAGGCGCAGGTGGCGGAGATATTGAATTAGGAGCACAAAGGATGTATGATACAATGAAAAATTTAGAAAAGAGAGTAGTATAATGGCTTGGAATACAGATAAAATATTAGAAGATTTAAAAACTGGAATAGGACTAACTCCACCAGGTGCAATAGGTAAAGGAATAGCAGGTATTGCAGGTAAGATTAAAGGCAACGAAGCTGAGATAATGAAAGTTATCAGAGAGTTATTAAAAAGAACTCCTCCAGGACAAGCAGCTGAAGTAGTTAAACTTATAGTTGACAGATATAAACTTGATCCAGCGGTAGCTCAAAGAATGGTAGCAAATGAAATGGCAGATGCAAACATTCCAACTGATCCATCGGGAACAGCTGATGAAGGTTATACTGAAAGAGGTTTAGGACCAGATGCTGGAGCAGAAGATTATTATCTAGAGAGAAAAAAAGAGATATCTCCTGATAGAAATCTGGCAGATCTTTTGGAACAATGGAAGAATATGAATCCCGAAGATAGATTGCCACCAAAGGGATGGGAAGATCCAGGTTTTAAAGAAACACCTTTACATCCAGATGCAACACAAATACCACACCACCTAGATATTAATCCATTACAAACAATGGAATTTAGAGATGCAAATCAAGATGGCATTGAAGACAGATCACAAGGAATTTATGCTGAAGACAGAGATCTTATTCCATGGGATCCAAATCGGAAAAACAGATATTTAAACCAAGGCGGTAGAGCCGGATATAATCAAGGCGGAAGAACAGGTTTTCAAACAGGTGGAATAACAGAATCAAGAGTATTACCACCAGAATATATTGAAGCATTAGGTAAAACATATGCAGCTGATCTTACAAGACAAGCTGGTATACCTTCTATTACTACAGCTACAGCGCAACAACCTGGTGAAACAGCTCAACAGTGGCAGCAAAGACAAGGACAAGCGCAACAATACGGAATTACAAAAGCTGGAATGGCAGACCTTGCACCACAAGTAGCAAGTCAAGATGCATATCAAACAGCAGCTTATGCACAAGCAGTTGATCCAACAACAGGATTAGGTGCTTATCAACCTTATTTAGCAGACGCTAAAACTGCAGCGACAGCTGCAACAGGTCTAACAGGTACGGGTGCAGGGACTGGAGCAGGATCAATTTCTTCTTACATGTCACCTTATCAACAACAAGTAATCGATGCGACTATGGCCGACTACGATGCACAAGCAGCTAAATCTAGATTAGGTTTAGGTGCACAAGCAGTGGCAGGTGGAGCGTATGGCGCAGGTCGTCACGGAATTGCAGAAGCAGAATTTGATGCATTAAGTAACAGAGGAAGAGCTAGTCAATTAGCTAATTTAAGATCAACAGGTTTCCAACAAGCTGCGCAAAGAAGACAGCAAGATTTACAAAATCAAATGGGACTAACTAATTTACAAACTGGACTAGGTCAAACAGCGCAAGACTTTGGTAGAGCACAGATTGCAGGTTTAGGTACACTTGGTGCTACACAACAA